GCTGCACAAGCATTTAGTTTAGGTTCAAATGCACTTTCAGCAATAACCAAAACATTTGGCAATTTAAGTGGTTTTGTTGATAATCCAGCACTACAAACTAACCTTCAAAATGATTTAGGCAAAGCAAACGCTTTTATGACGGGTAGCGGTAAGGGATCATTTAAAAGCGAACTAGGAAAAGCATTCGGTGGAAATCTGAGTCCAAGTCCAAAAGGCGTATCAAAAATAACTAAAGGTTTGCCAACACAACTGGCAACATAAGAGGTATAAATGGCTAATTTACCATCAACTAAAACAACAACATCGACTGATGTATTCGATTCGTATAACACAAACGAAAGTATTACGGCGACAACAGGCGAGTATGATGCAGTTATGGGATTTTTCTTACAAAAGACAGAAGGCAATAGTACAATCGCTAGTAGTCTAACAGACACAGTAATACAGATTGCTACTAATCTTGGCGACAGTCCAATGATAATAATTGACGAGTTAGCAGAATATGGGCTAACTGATATACAACAAAGTATTATTAGTTTACTTAATCAGACACGTAATGACACAAGTATGCTAGGATTTAACAAGAGCCAAGCACCAAATAATCTAGTTGCTCGCAACATATTAAGTTAAAACAATGGCAAAATATGCACAGGGTAAGTTTACTCTAAAATTTCCAGAAAAGTATGCTGGCTTAAAAACTCCTACCTATCGTAGTAGTTGGGAATGGGCTTTTATGCAGTTTTGCGATAATCATCCAGGCATAACACAATGGTCAAGCGAAAGTGTCAAGATACCATACAAAAACCCACTTACAGGAAGATCATCAATATATCTTCCAGACTTTTTAGTTGTATACTCAGATAAAAATGGTAGACAAAGTGCAGAACTTATCGAAGTAAAGCCAAAAAAAGAAACAACAATGGAAAGTGCAGGCAAAAGTCAAATGGCTCAAGCTCGTGTAGTTGTTAATATGGCTAAATGGGAAGCCGCTAGTAGATGGTGTAAGCAAAATAGAATTAAATTTAGAGTTGTAACAGAAGATGACATTTTCCACAAAGGCAAATCAAGGTAAGTAATTATATGACAAAAAAATTAGAAGATTTATTAAACCTAGCACCGGTTGATGAAGTAGTACAAGAAGTTAGTGAAGAACAGGACATTATTCCTGTTCCTGACACTGAAAACTATCAAAATGCTATGTCAAAAGCGGATAAAATTGATGCCGCACTTCCGATGGTCGAAAACCTTGAATCAAGTGACATTGAGATGGATGAGATTGCAGATACTGCAAAAGATACATTTAAAGACTTAATGGATTTAGGTATGAATGTCGAAGCAAGATATGCTGGAGATATTTTTAGTACCGCAGCCCGGATGTTAGATACTGCATTAAATGCAAAAGGTGCAAAGATTGATAGAAAACTAAAAATGATCGACTTGCAGTTAAAGAAAGCAAGAATTGATCAAGTACAAGCAAAGCATGATGGTGGTACTGAATCAGACGGTGATGCAGTAGTATTAGATAGAAACGCTTTATTAGAGAAACTGATGAAAAACGATAAATAATACATATATTATATAGAGGTCTGGATAAAATGAAATCATTTAAAGAATACTTAACTGAAAGTAAAAAAGAATACAAATTCCGTATTAAATATGCCGGAACTCTTGAAGATCAGCAAGTTGAAAGAATTGAAATGGCACTTGGCAAGTACAGCGTAACTGACATGAGTAAGCCAAAAACAACACCTATCCAGGAACATCCAATGGATTTCCAAACATTAAGAAATTCAGAAGTTAGCATGATTGACGTGGCAGTTAATTATCCGTGTACTTCAGAAGTACTAAGAAATGAATTACAAGAATATGCCGGCATTTCAGGATCGCACTTAGTCGTTATTAACGCTGAGCACCCAGAAGAAATTGCCAGAGAAGAAGCAGCTGGAGCTAAAGAAGAAGAGTATAAGCCTTTGCTAGACAGCGAATATAACCAAGAAAAGAAAGATGCAACCTTTGGCGACGAGTACAACACAAATATGCTTAAAGAGCTAGAACGTGGAACTCCTGAAGTAGTGCTTGCTAAAAAAGAAAAATAGGAATAAAAAAATGGATTTAACAACATTATTAAAATATTCAGGCCAGGAAAAAGATGTGTCTGAAAGCAGAATGTCTGATATAGATATTGATGCACAAGATAACAGCAAAGAAGACTTTATCAAAATGCACTCAAGTACACTTGGTAGTGATGAAGAAGCTGGCAAATTTTGGGAAGATTCTAAAGAAGCAAATGAATCTGTTGAAACAGAAGCAGTAGGTTCTTTTGCAGATCCAATTTTGGATTTATGTGATGAAGTGGGTTGTGATCCAGATCATCCAGTATTAGCTGATCTAATTAGATATTTAGATGGTGATACTATTGCAGACTTTGTAAAAGAATTCCGTAGTAATCATGAATACGATAACGGAATGGAATATGAATCAACAGAAGAGCCAGTAGAAGAAGAAATAGTTTCTGAACTTATTCAACAAAACGACCAACCTATAATGTTTAAAGGTAAAGAAGTTGATATGAACAAACTAGATTATGATATGGAAGATATCAGTGATGAGATGTTTAGAGTGAATGCTCCTGTGTTTTACACAGACGGTACAGAAGTTGATGATGCAGACATGGCAGAATTACAAGAAATGGAAGAATTCCATGATTGGGTTATACAAAATTATATGGATACAAGTGGCGGAGTAAGTGAAGCAGCTGAAGAGCCAGACGTACAAGAAACAGTAGAAGTTGCAGTCAATGACTTAGCATCACTTATGTCCTTAGCTGGGCTAGAACACACACCACAGGCAACTACTGAACTGGACGAGTATTCTAACTCACCAGACGAAGATTACATGGATGCGGATATGCAATTAAACAAATTGTCCGGAGGACTAAACAGACCAAAAGCACAAATGCATAATAAAGATGGAGATAATCCATTGGCAGCTAAACTAGCACAACAGCTAAAAGACTTAATGTCAAAGTAACATGACTTTTGATGAAGAGTTAAAGAATTTAAAAAAACTAGCAGGGGTTGAATCGTATAAAGGTTTGACCCCTTATAGTGAGAATCTCTCTTATGTGGGAGATAAAAAATCTAAACATATGAAGAAGAAAAATATTAAACCAGGAACACCAGAATGGTTTAAATTATGGTTTTCACAAACACATCTTACTGGTGAGAATCCTTACTAAACTTAAAGTCATCTACGTTTCCGATATATTCTAACCAACTACTATGCCGTACAGTAAATGGACGAGTGCGTCTAATACTAGATAAGTTAAAGTAATCTGGCGTAAATGCTTTCCTGATAGGAATCATTTGCCCAACAGTATTACCTTTTTTTGTATTACATTTTTTACAAGCACTAACACAATTTTGCCAATTTGTTTTTCCACCTTTGCTTAGTGGAAGTACATGGTCAATAGTTAATTCAGTAGTAGGAAAAGTATCAGTACAGTATTGGCACTGATACATATCACGTAAAAACAAATTATAACGAGTAAATCTTATTTGTTTTTTCACAGGGTAGTATTTTCGTAATGCTACAAGAGCAGGTACTTTAAAATCCATATTAGGACTGTGTACTTCCCAGTTATCATATGTTTCAATAATTCTAACACGATCTAAGAAATATAATTTAACAGCCTGTTGCCAGCCTACTACACTTAATGGTAGTAAACTTAACGGTTGATAATTACCATTTAGTACTAAACAATCACTCACAATTTTTTACCGATAAATAAGTTATAATATGTATACATTATACAATGAGAGAAGCAAATGAGCAAGAGTTTAGATGGGGTTTTAGTAAAAAGAGCCCACAAAACACAGAAATTTTCTGAAGAGCAGTTAGGAGAATTTATAAGTTGTGCCGATAGTGTCAATGGACCAAATCACTTCATGTCAAATTACTTTCACATACAACATCCTGTTCAAGGAAAAATGTTGTACAAGCCTTTTCCTTTTCAGGAGATTCTTGTTAATAGTTATCACAATAATCGTTTTAGTATTAACTTACTGAGCCGACAGATGGGTAAGACTACTACCGCCGCAGGTTACTTGCTTTGGCATGCAATGTTTATTGCTGATAGTACTATTCTTATTGCAGCACACAAGTTCAGTGGTGCTCAAGAAATTATGCAACGTATTAGATACGCATATGAACTTTGTCCAGATCATATTAGAGCAGGTGTTACTAACTACAACAAAGGTTCAATTGAATTTGAAAACGGAAGTAGAATTGTAGCACAAGCAACAACTGATAACACAGGAAGAGGTATGAGTATTACATTACTGTACTGTGATGAGTTTGCATTTGTTCGTAATACTATTGCTACAGAATTTTGGACATCGATATCTCCTACACTAGCAACAGGTGGTAGTGCAATTATTACAAGTACACCTAACAGTGATGAAGATCAGTTTTGGCTATTATGGACACAAGCAAACGATAATGTTGATGAGTATGGTAACGAAAGTGATGCAGGAACAAACGGATTTGCTCCTTACAAATGCTTATGGCAAGAGCATCCAGATAGAGATGAGCAATGGGCACTAGAAGAACGTGGTAGAATTGGAGAAGAACGTTTCAGACGTGAAATGGAATGTGAACCTATTATCTACGAAGAAACATTAATTAATGCAGTTAGGTTAGCAGAGTTACAAGGTGTTGACCCAATTGAGAAACAAGGACAAGTACGTTGGTATAAGAAGCCGGTTAAAGGACAAACATACATGGTAGCACTTGATCCAAGTTTAGGTACCGGCGGAGATAACTCTGCAATACAGATACTAGAATTACCAAACTTGATACAAGTAGCAGAGTGGATGCATAATAAGACACCTATTGTGCAACAAGTTGCAATTATGAGAGAGATATGTAGTTATTTGGCTGATATGATAGGCGAGCCAAATGACGTATATTATAGTGTTGAAAATAATACACTCGGTGAAGCAGCACTCGTTAGTATTGCAGAAATTGGTGAGGAAAATATACCTGGTGTATTTCTAAGTGAACCTAGATCGCATGGAAACTCTAAACGTTTTCGTAAGGGATTTAATACTACGCACCGAAGTAAGTTATCTGCTTGTGCAAAGATGAAATCTTTAGTGGAAACAGGCAGACTTGTAGTTAAAAGCAAGAATCTTATTAGTGAAATGAAGTCGTTTGTTGCAAGTGGTAACAGCTATCGTGCAAAGCCAGGCGAAAAAGACGATCTAGTAATGAGTTTAGTACTAGCAATACGGATGACAAACGTAGTTCGTAACTATGATGCTAGTATCGAAGAACGCATGAAAGACAGTCTTGATGACATAATAGAACCTATGCCGTTTATTTTGTTTTAACACAGGATAAATACATGCATAACAAAGGAGTCTTAAAATGGCAAAACGTGGCGGAAAAGGCGGAAAAAGAAAGTAATATCAATTGGAGCGAGTATTTTGCTTCAATTATTAGTGTTTGTCCATGGAGTAAGTCTTACTGGCAAAAGCAAAGTATAGACGTACAACAATGGAAAGGTGAACACAATATTACACCTCTAAATAACTATGTTGCTAGGATGTGGATACACAAACATGCTAGTGGCAGACTGTTATGCAAAGTGCATAATAGGTTAAATGAATGTAGATCAGACGAAGAGTGGTTGTACAGTCATCCTTGTTATGGCGGACATAGTACACCTACTCCTGTATTAATACAACAAGATCTGGCTATTTTAACAAAAGCAAGATTGAACAGATTGGATAAATAACTTTATGCAAATACATAACAAAATAGCGACAGATTTAAGTAGTATTTTAGCCAAAAAGTTTGACAAACTAACTATTGCAAACGAGCAAGCACAAAGTACAATCGAGCCAGATGCTGGTAGAATTTTTACACTTGAGTATTCAGGTAGTGGAAAAAGTTACGGAAGTGTTACAGTAAATATTGTTGATCCAGATACACTAGTGGTATATTATAACAATAACATTACTGAAGACATGCGTTATGACGACAAGAAAGATTGGTACACATTTTTAAAAGAATTAAGATATTTTGCAAAAAGAAACCTTATGGGATTTGATGTTAGAAATATCGGCAAGCAACAGTTAGATAAGAAAGACTATGCTTACATTAAACAAAATGATGCAAGTCCAAGTGTTGATGATGTAACCGAAAGTAAGTTACACGGAAGTATTAAAACTAGTTACCAAGACATTGGCGAAGTTCGTGTAGTTATTAAACATTCAAAGCCTGTAGATGAAGAAAAACGTGGATCAAGAACAAGACAAATACACAGTTTGTTTATTGAAAATAGTGCTAAAGAACGCACAAAATTTCCTTTTAGGTTCTTAGCAGGTGCTAGAGCAATGGCACAACATGTTAATCAAGGTGGAGACCAAGTTGACGAACTTGGGCAGCACATACATGAAATGAATCAAGAAGTTATTGATCTTAAAAAGTTTGTAAAAGCATTTAGACGTGCTGATAATTTTGCAGAGCAAAATGAAGCACAAAGTATTATTGAACAAGCCAAAGAACGTGCAACTGGCTTAGTAGCAACCCTAAAAACATTATCTGGTCCAAAAGGATACAAGACGTATGTAGAGCAATACGAGCCTACTGAGTCTACTGTTGAACAGGCAGACTTAGATGATATACGTAGTAAATTAGTCCGCATCGAACGTGATAACATTGTGGATTCTGTTTTACCAAGTTTAGCCCGAGGAATTAAAACAATGAATGAAAAACAAGTAGATGAAGCTGAACCAGCGTTGTCGCAGGCAGATATAGATTTTGAGAAAGAGCAAGATGCAAAAATAGCAAATCGTGCTCAAGAGTTAATAAAGTTTGCTAAAGCACCTGATGATATTGAAATACAAAATAATCCAGGCAGTAAATCAGCACTTGAAGCTGATATGGAAGTAGTTAAGCATAACAGCAAAATGAATACGCAACAAAAGAATCATAATATAGTTATGCAGATAATGGATTACTTGGAAAAGAACGTTGTAGACAGCGATCTTGCTAATGCAATTGGTAACATTGATTATGATAATAAACAACAGACAGATGCAGCAATGGGCGTTGCGTTAAAGTATCTTAAAGGTAAAGTTAAAATGACTGCACCTGCTGAAAAGCGAAAGTTGAAAAAAGAAGAAGTACAATTAGAAGATTGGGCTAACAATCTTATTGAAGGTACTTGGACTATTCCGGATACAGCAGAGGCAATTGAAGGACTTGAAAAACTATTCTTAAACCCTTTACCAGTTGGACCCGATGCACAAAATGCTAGTAATGCATTAGGCAACATTATTGGTAATGATAGCTTATTTGATGACTTAGGTGAACTTAGTGATGAAGATCCAAACGCAGATGCTCGTAAGATTATACAAACATGGGTATTAGCAAATATTCAAAGTTACGATATAGATGAGCAGTTAATAAAACGTGCAATGGTAGCAGTAGATTATGATGATGGAACAACAGACGAGTCTGTAGAAGAAGACATGAACGAAGCAATTCCGTATATGTTTAAGTTACAACAAGACGGAAAAAGTATTGAAGAGATTGCTAAAGAATTAAATATGACTGTTGATGCAGTTAGATCCGCAATGTCAAAGCAACATGCTGATGAAGGCATAAGCATGAAGACAGACGGTAATAGTAAACCCATTCTCCGTAAAGGTCGTGCGGTACTTCAGCGTAATGATGGAGGCGATGTACCAAGTGAGCTTGAAGATGATGATGACGATATCGAAGCAGAATTTGACAAAATGATGAAAAGTAAAAATGAAAGTTATAGTGAATCGATGCTACAATGTAAAGATTGTGGAGACACATTAGGAAACCCTACTACAGATTGTGAACATGACTGTAATGATCCAAATGGTACAAATTGGGTTAAAGTTGACATTGATGGTGATGGTGACGATGACATCGCAGTTAAACAAGAAGATACAACAGAACTAGATACACTTAAAGCATTAAGTGGGCTTGTAGACGAAGATTCAGAAGAAATCACTAACACTGGTCGTGAAGAAGAATTATCAAATATCGATAGAGGCAGTGTAACACTTGACATGGTTAAGCCAGCAATTGAAAAAATGTTAGCCTCATATG